TTACTGAAGATGATTACGAACAGATTCGGTGCATGGCTGTAAACTCATATTTTGAGGCACGTAGTGAACCGAGACAAGGTATCATCGCTGTTCATAATGTAGTTCTTAATCGTGTAGCGGATAGTAGATTTCCAAACACACCTTGTGGGGTAATCTATCAACGCAATCGTAGGGGATGTCAGTTTTCGTGGTATTGTGATGGTGCATCCGATCACCCACGAAACAGAGAAAAGTATAACGAGCTTTTCAAACTAGCTGAAGAAGTGTATACTGGCATTCATGATGACGTAACAGGTGGGGCACAATTTTATCATGCAACATATGTTCGTCCCTACTGGAGACATTCAATGGAAAAGAAGACACGTATAGGTCTTCATGTATTTTATGAGGGTTAATTCATCATGGTTTCAAAGCTAACACCACAAACATTTTGTCAAGAAATTGAATCCCTAGTGGTTGAGCTTAGGACTGACTACATGGATGCGGTCGTACATTATTGTCAGAAGAATAACATTGAGCTTGAAACGGCCGCATCCATTATCAAGAGTAATAACAAGTTTAAGGCTATTATTCAGAATGAGGGGGAAGACTTAAATCTTCTTCCAAAAACGGCTAAACTACCGTTGTAAAATAAATAGTTTTGTATATAATGCAATACGTGGACAAGAAAACACACTATAACAATACTTTACAATACGGAGAATAATATGGCAAGTTCATTTGCAGATCTTAAGCGTTCAGGTTCTAACCTTGATCGTCTTACTAACGAGCTAGAAAAGCTCTCAGCCCCAGCATCATCAAACTCTAACCGTGACGAGCGGTTGTGGCAGCCTACAGTAGATAAGGCTGGTAATGGTTATGCTGTTATTCGTTTCCTTCCTGCACCTGAGAACGAGGATATGCCATTCGTTCGCATGTGGTCTCATGGGTTCCAAGGCCCTGGTGGTTGGTATATTGAGAACTCTCTGACGACAATCAATAAGCCTGATCCTCTAGGTGAGTTGAATTCCAAGCTGTGGAATTCTGGCATCGATGCTGATAAGGCTACTGTTCGTAAGCAGAAGCGTCAGCTATCATTCTATTCTAATATCTATGTTGTTAAGGATCCTGCTAATCCAGAAAACGAAGGAAAGGTCTTCCTTTACAAGTATGGTAAGCGAATCTTTGACAAGATCAATGATGTTATGAACCCGCAGTTCCCTGACGAGAAGCCAGTTAATCCTTTTGACTTCTGGACAGGGGCTGACTTCAATCTTAAGATTCGTAAGGTTGAAGGCTATCGTAACTACGATAAGTCCGAGTTCTCCTCCCCATCACCTCTCCTTGACGATGATGGTGCGTTGGAGAAGATCTGGCAGTCTCAGTACTCTCTCGCTGAGATTGTAGATCCTAAAAACTTCAAGACCTATGACGAACTCAAGGCTCGTTTGAACAAGGTTCTTGGAGAAGACGAAGCTGTGCCTCAGTATAAGCCTGAAACCGATCATGGCTTTGCACAGCCAGCGCCGTTTAAGGCTGCTGAACCTAAACCTATGCCTCAGGCAGTCGACGACGATGACGACGACGTCGGGCTGGACTTCTTCAAGAGTCTAGCAGAAGACGATTAAGGTTGGAGGAAGGGGGGCTTAGGTCCCCCTTCTTTTTATGCGGCGAAGTACATTCTGTATTCTGCAACGGGGTTGCGAGAAACAGGCTTCGCTGATGTTGGTGGCTTGATTCCTCTTAGATATTGTAGAGGATTCGGCCCGCTCCTTTGACCGCCGCCTATAATGGTCGGTGGAGGGCAGTTACACTCATTCTTTTTTTTAGCGATAGCAACTTCTGCTGACGGAACGTCTACTTGCGACCTGATTCTTGGAGCCCCACTTGGTGACCCAATCTCAGGGCCACCGTCCGGTGGTGTTGGCACAGCTTGACCATTTCCCACACGTCTAACAGCCATTAGGCCGTTCTTTGGATCATCAATTCTTAGCGTAGATCTACTAACCTGTCCACCTGAGTTTCTATCAGACTGATTTCCACCTACATATGTGACCGTGCCCGCCCGCACATTAATACTATCAATAAAAGCAACGTGTCCAGTTCCTTTAGGTCTTCTAAAATATCCAACATCACCTCTAGCGGCGGCTGCAATATTACCACCCTTATCGCGGTCCCACACCAGACTGCCGTAGTTTCTGAAACTTACTGCTGTAGCAGCGCCCGTCCCTCTTATTCCACGGGATCCCAATACAGCATTCATCCACGATGCACACCACGGAGTTGATGTAACATCGAATGGACCGTACCAGCGGCGAATGAATTGGTTTAGCTGACTAGCTGCGTTTGCTTCACTTTTACCAATCCAATTTGTTGCAGTTTGAAATATTGTACCTGCCACGCGTGGGGCTCCACCGTCGCCTCCGCCCTCCCCATCACCGCGCGATGGAGATGGTGCACTCGATGCTGAAGCAAGCCCTCCTGCCGAGTATTTTGCTGAAAACTTATTGACCTTATCAAGGTTTTCTCTCCCAAATGTATTGTCCGAGCTGAATCCCGTTCTACCAGCCGTCGCATCTGTTACGAGCCGGTTAGCTTCACTCTGGTTCCTGGCAGACCTCTTACCCTTTAGTACGCGATTACCTTCATAGAATTCGAACATGGCCTTGACGGCTATTTCGGGTTTTTTGATTAGGGCGTCTGGGTCTTTGATCAGATCGTAGCCTATTCTCTTACCAATTCTAGTGTAGTTTGATCGGCCGGTTATCTGGTTTAAACCCTTACCACGGTAGTTCCATCCATCAGTAGGACCAGTGTTACCTAATCTCTTTCCCGTTCTTGTGGAAGGTCCGTATACGTAGTTAGCAAATCTAACAGGATCACCAACATACTGAGCAGCCGTGGCACCGAACACCTCTTTAGCGCGGGCTGCGTTATATCTCATGTTCTCCGCTTGAGGCTTTAGGCCGCTTTCCTTTTCTGCAACCGCAACGAACGCAACTGACATGTAGTCATCGTAGCCGCGTCTTTTACCTTCGTTATATATTAGGCCAGCCATACCACTGGTAGGAGGATTGACTTCTCCACCAGGAGCACCATCATAGGAGTCCCCGCCGCCAAAACCGTCAGAACCTCCATCTCCATATCCGGAAGTTGGAGCAGCGGATCTTGTCTGTGCAACCTCGATACCTGCTTTAATATTACCGCTGAGAGCGTCTGAATACTTTGACGTTCTTACGCTCTGATCACGGGTTATTTGTGGTGTAGCCGCCGCTGGCTGCCACGACCCACTTGCGCCGCCGCCACCGAACGAACCGCCGCCGCCTTCAAATCTATGGTTGTTGTCACCCTCTCCATACCCATCGGATGGTCGAGGAGCAGCGCGCGCGGGTGAAGCGGACCCTGCTAGGTAACCACCCAAAGCGACAGCACCAGCAATTGCTGCTGTCTTCAGCATGGAACCTAGGCTGGATCCACTGTCCTCGGATTGTTTTTCTTTATCGTCGCCGCCCTGTCCACCGAGCCCGTTTTCCTGTATCGATTTGGATAGGAGGTCGATTTCGTTAGTTATACCCGAGAGTACTCCGGCAAGATCTTCTCCCACGGACCCTTGAGGTGCAGGTATCTGAGATATGGAGCGACTCTCAAGAGATCTTTCTGAAGCATAATTCTGTTCAGCTACGTTTACAGATTGTTGTAGGCCCGCAACGTATTTCTCACTGTTTGCCAACTTTCCAAATACATTGAGGAGATCAGTAAACTGTTTTGACAGGGAAGACACCTCGCCCCTGCTCACTGAAATACCATCAGCTTTGAATCTGTTCGGTTGCTCCTCAACGGTTTCGGCGGTTGCCCCGCCTTGTTGTTCTTGACGCTGCTTAAGAACGTTTAGAATTTCTTCTAGATTGTTCATTATGCCATTGCTCCTGCAACCGCGCCGAAGTATACAGTACGCATCAATTCACCGGCACCCATATACGATGGCTCTGGCACATCGCCCATTCCTGTTGCATTAGGACGAGAAGTGCTCATATATGCAGGCAAGCGTGGAGACATTGCTGGCATTCCAAACCTATTTTGGGCACTAGCTAGCTCTGATGATTCAGAGGCCGATGCAATTTCCGCTCCGAACCCCGAAGCTGGAACGGGGGCGGTGGCACCCCCTGTAGCGCCTGCGCCACCACCCGCAACGCTAGGTGGTTCGGGTGTGGCACCTCCCGCAAGGCCAGCTGGCGGGGCGATATTGCCACCAGCACCAGTCGACGAACCGCCGCCAGCACCAGTCGACGAACCGCCACCAGCACCAGTCGACGAACCGCCACCCGAAGGTGTGGGTGTACCGGTACCGCCATCGGTGCTGGTAGTTGTGGCTGCAGCAGGAGATGGAGGGGGCGCACTGACTTGAGGAGCGCTGGGCGATTCTTCCAAGGATTGAGCTTCCATGGAAGGTGTCGGTGTTGGCTTGCTTTCAACCTGAGCAGTCGATTCGCGCTCTTGTTGAATTGACGTTTGTAATTGGCTTGTGATTAGATCGTTGACAACGTTTTTAACTTCGGGCAAGCGATCACCGGCCATTTGATCTTGTTCGGGATATACTCCATACACCCCATAATATACATCTCGAGAAACACTATCAACAAGAGCGGGGAGAGCTCTAACAACGTTATCCATTCCAGATGCATTGTCGACACCGGCACCTTCTGGATCACCGCTTAGTAGGTTTGTGATTGCGCCAATGATGCCACCTTTGCTAGACGTAACCGTAATGTCGCTAATTCCCGCTTTCTCAACAGCCTCAGCAACCAACGGTCTAGCGACTTCTCTGATTCTTTGCTTAGCACCGGTCCCCTCAGCAGTCGCGCCTGGGTTGTTCTCTTTTGCCTCGGCACTAGAAAAGCCAAGCATTTCAGATATTTTCGATGCAGTTTTACTAAACGCGTCCGATACTGCACCAGCAGCTTTCTTTGTAGCTGAGAACGCCTTTTCACCTGCATCAATTGCGGCCTTACT